GAAGCTCACAAGTTTGTTGCAAAAACTTGGTTTCGTGAAAATCGTCAGGGAACAAGAAACTTTGTTGGAGGCATGAGAAGTATGGTTAGAAAAGGAAGTTTGATTAATGGTAAGTCATTTTCCAATTTGGGTGACCAAAACGGGAATATGAAATATGATGTTAAGGTTAAAGGTGAGATTGTTAAACGAAGCATGACCACAGGAACTTTCATTAAGAAATTTCCAAAGGGTAGATATCTTGTTGTTGTTCGTGGACACGCCTTCTCAATCATTGATGGAGTTGTTGTTGGAAACACAGGAGACTCTAAGATGAAAAAACGAGTTATTTTATACTCTTGGGAAGTTAAATAAGATTTTCCTTGACACGAGAGTATTTATTACTTACATTTGTAAAACAATTCAGGAACGACTGAATGATGAAACAAAATATTAAATTGTGGGATGGAGAAGATGGTCAATCTCGTGACTCTCATAAGGTCAAGGTCGCAGGTTCGAATCCTGCTCCCGCATCTAAAAGATAGAAGTAAGTTTCACCTGTTGCAGGCGACATAAAGTAAGATTCACAACTTGACTGGTCGTTACTTCTTATAGTGGAAAATGTGGACACTATAAGCTTTCTTTTTTAAACGCTCGGTTCGTCTAGCTGGCTTAGGACATCCCCCTTTCACGGGGAAGGTCACGGGTTCGAATCCCGTACCGAGTACTAAATTGTGGTGTTGAGCAATTGGTTGGCTCGCTTGACTGTAAATCAAGTCCTTCGGGCGTGGCGGTTCGAGTCCGTCCACCACAACAAACAAACCTTACAGAAGACGGATTAGCACCGTTGAAAGAGACCTTGGCTTCACCGTGGAGTAGCTACCACAACTGAAGTGTAAAATGACCCAAGGTATACTGTGATGGACCCTGCTCTATGGTGCACACATAACAGGTGAACAGTAAATTATGTTCAGTCAAATCCACAACTACGGTGAGCGTAGATGGTTTGTTAAAATTAAATAACCAACTTTAAAAAGGGCTCTTCCTGAAATATTGGCTTGTTGAGCCCGAGTTTGTTAACCCCCATCTTTAATAGGTGGGGTTTTTTATTATTTAACATATTTATAGACATGATGAATATTGAAGAATTTAAAACAGGTGATGTCCTACATTGTCGTGGGAAGAGTTTATTGAGTAGAATTATTAGATGGGCTACAAAATCTCAGATTAACCATACAGCATTATTCATTTGGATATGGGGTGAACCATATATCATTGATGCTCAGGACAATGGTGTTAATGTTAAACCATTCGGTGAATGGGTTAAGGAATATAACTACAATTTTGTTGTTATGAGAAGACCAAGAGTTATTGCTGAGAAGAAGATTGCAACCAAAGCAATGAGTAAGGTTGGTTTAACTGCATATGACTTTGAGGGTTTAATTCTTAAACAACCTATTGAATTGTTAACTGGAAAGTGGAATAAGAAACCATCTAATCATGAACAAGACAAGATGTATTGTTCTGAGTTTGTTTCATGGGTATATGGTCTTGATGATTCATATAGAATGTCACCAAAGGACTTCTTGGATTATTGTAATGAGAATGAGTGGGATACAATTTATAACACTGGAATTGAGTTGTAATGAAATACCTGATAACTGAAAATAAAATTAACAATGTCATTGAAAGATTCATCAGAGATTCTTTTGATGAAGTTATTAATGTTAAATTTGTTAAAAAAAAAGTTTTTTTAGCGTCTGAGGATAGGTCAATTGAGGCCACAGAAATTCAAATGTTATTGGACCCTGAAGGAATATTGAAAGGTAATTTTAGACCTAATAAGGGAAGTTGGGTTGGAGACGATGTTAAAAGAAAAATTTGGAGAACCCTTAATTCTATGTTTAGTCTAAAAATGGAAGAGTATGGTTCTCCTTGGGACATTAAATTTATTGTTCTTAGTGTAATACAATGAAATATCTTATAACAGAATCACAAATAGATAGAGTAATTTTTCGTTATCTTGATAATCAGGATTTTATTCAGATTGAAAGGAGAAATAGTATATACTTCGTTAATTCAGAAGGTGATGTATATGCTCAAATCAGATATGATAAAAATAATGGTTGGTGTTATATATATTGGAAGTTGATTGGTGAAATTTCTTCCTTCTTTTCTTTGGGACAAAATGAATCTGAGAAAGTTATCGGTAGATGGGTTGAGAATACCCTCCAAGTGAGGGTCACTAACACCAACGCTGAAATGCATCCTTTTCTCCTAGTAAGTTGAGAATACCCTCTAACTAATATTCACAAAAAAACAAATTACCTTATAGTTATTAATGAAACCTTGTTGATGAGGTCCACCTGTCCCAAGAGACAGTTGAGTTGGAGAAATACCAACGAAGTGGGGTTCAATAACATAAAAAATAAAATAAGGAAAAAATGTATTACACAGAACTCAAGAAGTTTCCGTCGGCTCATATTACGACAGGGAAACAAAGATTAAAACAAAACGGCTCAAACGTTTATCTTAACAACGGGGAAGAATTTGAGGTAGAAATCTTCAACCCAAAATCAAATTCAGTTTTAGCAAAAATAAAAATCAATGGGAATTACCTATCAGGTGGTGGAATTATTGTCCGACCTGGTCAGAGAGTATTCTTGGAAAGATATTTGAACGAAGCAAGGAAGTTCAAGTTTGAGGTGTATGAGGTTAACTCATCATCAAAGGAAGTCCAAGAAGCAATCAAAAACAATGGTGAGGTTGTTGTTGAATTTTATGATGAAACAATTTATAAAGATAGACCAAACATAACATTATCAAGTGGCGGTAGTTATTGGAATAATGATTTTACTTATTATGGCGGGGGTTTAAATATTAATTCAACAACTACTGGTGATTTCAAATTGTATAACAATTCTTTCACAACTACTTCCGCATCACTTAATGCTGATGTTGATTATCACACATCTCAAAACCTCAGAAAGTCATTACAAACTGACAGGTTCAAAGAGACCGGAAGAATTGAGAAAGGTTCAGATTCAAAACAAGAGTTTGAGTCGGTTGATATGGATTTTAATGTATTTCCATCAAACTATTCAACTTGGAGAATTTTACCATTATCAGAAAAACCATTTACCGCAAAGGAAGTGAATGTATTGTATTGTACAAATTGTGGAACCAAAAGAAAAAAGGATTCACATAAATTCTGTCCACACTGCGGAACAAAATTTTAAATAAAATATTAACAAGGTTTCTTAAAACCCCTCCATTGTGTGAGGGGTTTTTTTATTGACAAACCAAAGTTCATATCTTATACTTGGTTTATGAAAAAATATCTTACACTTAAAAACTTGGGATGGTTGTTAACTGCAATCGTTACCTTTATGCTCGGAATGGGCGGATTGTCAAAAATTGCTGGTTCAGAGGCAATGACCACAAATTTCACTGCGATGAACATGTTGCCTTATATGGCTCTTGTTGGAGTTATGGAAGTTGCGGGAGTTATTGCTCTTTGTGTTCCAAGAACTTCAATCTACGGAGCGTTAACCTTGTCTTCTGTTATGTCAGGGGCGGTTGCGGTTCATATTGCAATGTTCGGTGGGGCTGGAATTTTTATGCCAATCTTCTTGGGAGCTGCAGCTTGGACAGCTCATTGTTTGAGAACTTACACAAAGTAATTCAAACAAACAAAAAATAATTAACCCTTCCTTAAACGGAGGGGTTTTTTGTTTATCTTTGTATTTATCATTATGATATTAAATTCAGATATCGCAAATAAATTATTCAATTCGGATTATATTAAAAACATATATCCGATGATTGATAATATTGATGCGGATGTTAGATGGGATGGAGATGAAGAATTTCCTTTCTACCAACTTTTTATAACTGTTAAGTTAAATGACCCGACAATAACTGATAAGAACATGTATGAAAAGGCATTTGACCCACATTATTTATATGACAATCATCTAAAATACTTACTTAAATTTTTAAACATAAATAGAGAAACGGCCACCATTAACCAGATTTACCTAAAAGTAGTTGGGGCGGACGGAGAAGATATATACAATTGGTAATGTCAGAGAAACTACTTAAAATATTATCCAACTACCTGATTTCAATTGGTAAACTACCAAAGGATTTTGTTATTGAATATGTTGTTGATGAAAAATACGGAGACTATCTCAAATTTAATATTGATTTGTCAAAGATGGATATTAACTCGCCCAATTATGATGAAAACTATGCGAAACATTTTGTAAAACCAAAAGGATTGAACGGGTTACAAAGTTTTACATATGATTGGAATAGAAGTATGGAATACAATGTTGAAGAGTTTTTTAAAATTTCAGGATTATTTTCTAAATATAAAAGAATTAAAGTGTACAATGCCATGTATAATTACGATTACCTTGAAGGCATTGGTGACGTGATTGAGGAAAAAATTAAAGAAACAAACTACCCCAATGTCACAATTGATTTTGAAAAAGACAATAATCCTGACATTAAAATTATATTCAGAAATTTTAAAATTGAACAGTGGAGTTACACTCAAGATTTTATAAAAGAACTCAAAGAACTTTTATCACCCGATATTGATTTGGATTCTTATACTCAAGCTTTTACACAACCACGATAATATAGATTGATTATTCGGTTAGAGATAATTACTCAGTAAAATTAACTTTTCATATATTTATATATAAATAAAATTATGAATTGTAGATTTTGTGAAAAAGTTTGTAAAAATGACAATAGTTTGAGAAATCACGAGAGATTATGTCATAAAAATCCTGATAAACAGATTATAGTTAGTAATTTAATTGAGTTTAATAAAAAAAGAAAAGAACAGAATATTAAGGGGACTAACAAGTTTATAAAATTTAAACAATTAGGTTTACCATCACCATTGGTTTCTGAAGAAACTAAGAAAAAAATGTCAGAAGCGTCAAAAAAAAGAGTTTGGACTGAAGAACAAAGAAAAAAACATTCAGAGTCAATGAAAATTGCTGTCAAAAAACACCCTGATAGTTATACAAAAAATAATGTTGTTGGTCGGGTAAAAAATCTTGATTATAATGGGGTTAAACTAAAAGGTAAATGGGAATTAATTGTTGCTAAATGGTTAGATGAGAATCAAATCAAATGGGAACATGAAACTAAGAGTTTTGAATATGAATGGAATGGTAAAAGGAATTATTATCCGGATTTTTATTTACCTGACTTTGATTTTTTTATAGAAGTTAAAGGGTATGTGACCGATAGGGATTTATCCAAGTGGAAAAATATTACTAATTTAAAAGTATTCAAATTGAATGAGATAAACAAAATTAAAAATAATACTTTAGATTTTTTATCTGTAATGTTGTAATTGTAAATATTTTGATTATATTTGTATAGGATTTGAAACAAGCGCTTATAGCTCAGTTGGTTAGTAGCGGCGGTCTCATAAACCGTAGGTCCCTGGTTCGAGCCCAGGTTGGCGCACAAAAGGTTCTTTATTTAATGGTCGGATGCTGAAATTAGGTATACAGTGCGGACTTAAAATCCGCTGGACATTGTCCGTGTGGGTTCGAGCCCCACTCCGACTACAACAAGACCCCTTCTTTTTGAGGGGGTTTTTTGTTTTTGTTAATATTTATTTATACATTTGTATTATGAAAAATCCATTAGAAAACCTAACAGACAAAGAACTTAATGAGTTATTGACTAAGACAGATGTTCCGATGAAATGGGAGTTGGATAAAATCTTAAAAGTTAAAACTAGTGATAAGTCGTCTAAGGATAAAACAGATAATTAAAGAAGCCGCTGGGGTTCCCGATGATATTGAAATGATTGTTGACATCTTTACCAACTTGGTTAAAGATGAAATTCAGGCATTTAAAGATAGTGGAAAGTCTCTTAAAGTTGGTGAAGCTGAAGTTAAGAATTATGGTGATGTTGAGTTTAGGTCAGGTAACATAAATGTAAGTAAAGAGAAATCTTGGCAGTATGTAAAAAAATCACCACTCTTCAATAAAGAATCATGGGATAAGTTTCCTTTGTATAAGAATAAAGTTACGATAAGTTTTAATATTTACCCTGATGAGGCATTAGATATTAACAATATAAAAAAACCTACGATTAATGCGGTCCACGTTTTTGATGCTGAAAAGATGGGACTTGAAGATAGGAGAGGTTTAGGTAAAACTTATAGTAGTGGTGAGTTTGAATTTGAACTCACTATGGGAGATTCCAACTGGGATAATCTTGAAACCCTAAGCCCTAATTTAGATTCTGTAATTGCTCACGAGGTATTCCATTCTTATCAGTTATATAAAAAATATACAAAGTCAGGGGAGATTGGTTTCGGTAAGGAACATACGTTAAATACTTTGGCTGGGTCACTTAAAAAAGACTTCAATAAAGAGTTCAATTATTTTTTACATATTCTTTATTTGTCTTTAAGGTTTGAACATCAGGCTAGAATTCCTCAATCATTAAGAGTTCTTAAAAGTAAAAAAATTGAGAATTACAATGACTTCATTACTGCCATCAAAGACACCGATGCTTATAGAGACGCTCAAATGTTGAAAACATTCTCAGCGGATAAGTTAATTAATGATTTGAGTCGTATGCAAAGTTTGGAGGATATCTTTAGAAAACCAATGGCTCAACAACATACACAATTTGCGATTGAGAGCTGGAATGATATTTTGAAACATATTATTGAACACGGAAGACAAAGTGGTATGACCAGTAATCCTTTCCGTGGCATGAGTCAGAAACTATTAGATAACCCTGAGTTATTTTTTAAACATTGGGAGAAAGTATTTGATAGAAGAGGTGACGAATTGTATCGTAAATTAATTAAATTATATTCATTATTGTGAAATACATAATAACTGAAAGTCAGAATCAAAAATTCTTCAATATGATGTATGATTATATTGAAGATTTATTACTGTCAAATATGTCCGTGGGTTATTTTTATGATATGGAAGAAGTTAACTTCCCTGAAAAAATAAGTCACATTGACTCTATTGCATTTTATAATGATGATTATGACAGACAGTTCACAATTTACTTGGAGAATTATTGGATGGATAATGAATTTGGTATGATTAGAAAAAAAGAATCACCAATATTGAGTATTGACGAACCTGATATTAAAAATCAGTTGGATAAAATGTTTGGTAACCACTGGCGTGAACCTTTTCTGAAATGGTTTGAACACAATTACGGACATGAATTACCTTATGGTGTAAAAATTAAGACAATTAGTTAATATGAACCTGACAAAATGTCAGGTTTTTTATTTTGGCATATTGTTTAATAATTGGGGGTCGGACTTGACTCCATAAAAAATAATCAATATTATTGAACAAAATTAAATTAAACTATGGGAAAAATTATAGGAATTGACCTTGGAACAACTAATTCGTGTGTTGCCGTAATGGAAGGTAACGAACCAGTTGTGATTACAAACAGTGAAGGAAAGAGAACCACCCCTTCAATTGTCGCATTTATTAATGGTGGTGAGAGAAAGATTGGTGACCCGGCAAAACGTCAAGCGGTTACCAACCCTGAAAAAACAATTTCATCTATTAAGCGTTTTATGGGAACTGGCTTTGATGAAAGTAAAAGTGAAGTGAACAGAGTTCCATACAAAGTGGTAAACAGTAAAGGTACTCCACGTGTTGAGATTGACGGTAAGGAGTATTCACCACAAGAAGTTTCAGCAATGGTTTTACAAAAGATGAAACAAACTGCTGAAGATTATTTGGGTTCTGAAGTTACGGAAGCAGTTATCACAGTACCGGCATACTTCAACGACGCTCAACGTCAGGCAACAAAAGAAGCTGGTGAGATTGCGGGATTGAAGGTAATGAGAATTGTGAACGAACCAACTGCTGCGGCACTTGCTTACGGATTGGACAAACAATCTAAAGATATGAAGATTGTTGTGTTTGACTGTGGTGGTGGAACTCACGACGTATCCATTTTGGAATTGGGTGATGGAGTATTTGAAGTATTGTCTACAGATGGTGACACACACCTTGGAGGAGATGACTTTGACCAAGCTATTGTTGATTGGTTGGTTAAAGAATTTCAAGACGAGAACGGATTGGATTTGACAAAAGACCCAATGGCTCTACAACGTTTACGTGAAGGAGCTGAGAAGGCGAAGATTGAATTGTCATCTTCATCTTCAACGGAGATTAATCTTCCATACATTATGCCAGTTGATGGTGTTCCAAAACACTTGGTTCGTAATTTGAGTAAGGCAAAGTTTGAACAACTTGTTGATAGTTTGGTTCAAAGAACTATTAAACCTTGTGAGTCGGCTCTTAAAAGTGCGGGACTTAAAACATCTGACATTGATGAAATCATTTTGGTTGGAGGTACAACACGTATTCCGGCAATTCAGGAAGCGGTTAAGAAGTTCTTCGGTAAAGACCCATCAAAAGGTGTTAACCCTGATGAGGTTGTTGCTCTTGGGGCGGCCATCCAAGCAGGAGTATTAGCAGGTGATGTTAAAGATGTATTGTTGTTGGATGTTACACCACTATCACTTGGAATTGAAACAATGGGTGGAGTGTTCACAAAGTTGATTGAAGCGAACACAACAATCCCAAGTAAGAAATCACAAGTGTTCTCAACTGCGGTTGATAACCAACCATCAGTTGAAATCCACGTGTTACAAGGTGAGAGAGCAATGGCTAAGGACAACAGAACCATTGGTCGTTTCCACTTGGATGGTCTTCCACCGGCAATGAGAGGTGTTCCACAAATTGAGGTTACATTTGATATTGACGCCAATGGTATCATCAATGTATCGGCTCTTGACAAAGGAACCAACAAACAACAAAACATTCGTATTGAAGCTTCATCAGGACTTTCAAAAGAGGAAATTGAAAGAATGAAACAAGAGGCGGAAGCAAATGCCGATGTTGATAAGAAGGCGAAAGAAGAAGTTGAGACAATCAATACTGCGGATAACACAATATTCCAAGTTGAAAAGGCTTACAAGGAAATTGAGGATAAATTAACCGAAGAGCAAAAGAACGATATTAATTCATCGTTGGAAGATTTAAAAAATGCAAAGTCTGAAAGAAATATTGATAAAATTAAAGAATCTATGGAGAAAGTTAACATGACATTCCAAAAGATTTCTGAAATTTTATATAACACTACATCAGAGAATAGTAATCCTGATATGGAAGTTTCTGATGTTGACTTTGAAGAGGTTAAGGGTTAATTAAAACCACAAGTTCTTAAAACCCTCATATTTTATATGGGGGTTTTTAGTTTACATCCTATTTCAACTTATTATATTAAAACAAAAGTTATAAAAGTCATAAAAATTAAAAAAAATTAAAACTATGGAAACAACTTATTTTGTTTTAGGTATGCTCTCGGTTTTTGCTCTAATTCTTATTGGGGTGATTACTTGGGGTTGGCTTACGATTAATAAACAACAAACACGAATTAAAAATTTACAAGAAGATACCCAAGGACTGTTGAGAACCATCTCAACTGAGATGGATTACACGTCAAGAAGAATTGATACTGAAAGACAAAATATTCATTCTGAGTTTAGAGAACATAACGACAGATTGGAAAGACAAATTACGGATATTTGGAGAGGTATGGATAATAAAATGACGGATTCTGTTAGGGAGTCCAATTCATATACTGACAAACGAATTGATAAATTAATTGATACCTATTTTGATATCAAAAAAAATAAAGACCTTTTAAAAGGATAAAAAAAAGACTTTTATAACTTTTGTTAATATTTAACTAAAAAGTATGATAAATAAATTACGAAACACATATAATTTAGTAAGGAAGTCCTGACAATTGTCAGGATTTTTTTTGCCCATACGTTAACAATAAATAAAAAATAAAAATAAAAAAAAAATGAAAGACACAAAAACTTACAATGAATTAGTCCAAAAAATGAGGACATTTTTCCAATCAAAAGGATTTAAAGAAGTCCCAACACAATCAAGATTATCAATCTTGGCAGCATGTGAAAACCCCCACTCAATAACAACATTCAATTATCAGGGAGAGGTTTGGCCACTACCACAAACAGGACAAATGTGGTTAGAATATGAACTACTTAAAAATCCTGAATGGAATGGTGTTTACTGTATATCAACATCCTACAGACAAGAAAAAGACCCAATCCCTGGCAGACATGAATTAATTTTCCCAATGTTTGAATTTGAATCAAAAGGTGGAATGAAAGAAATGATAAAACTTGAATCGGAACTTTTAGACTATTTAGGTTTTGACAAACCTGTTGAGGTTAACTACGACGATGTTTGTGAAGAATACGGAGGAGTCCCAATTTTAGAAAACGAACACGAAACAAGAATGTGGGAAGAAAAAGGTCCTGTAGTATCTCTTCAAAATTTCCCTTATAGAACAAATCCATTTTGGAATATGAGAGAGAGTAAAAATAGAATATTCAATAAGGTTGACGTAATTCTTTACGGACAAGAAACAATTGGTTCCGCGGAAAGAAGTTCCAATGTGGAAGAAATGAGAAATAACTTTTACACAATTGAGAATGGTGGTTACTCTGCTAAATTGTTTGAACTATTCGGAAAAGAAAGAGTTGAGAAAGAATTGGAAGAATTCTTATCACATGACTTCTTCCCACGTTTTGGTGGTGGAATCGGAATGACAAGACTTGCCAGAGCTTATCAGTTAATGATGGAAGAAGTTGAAGCGTTTTAAAAATAAAATAATAAATATTTATTGTAAAATTAAAGCTTATGTTACTAAAAGTTGGGTCTAAAGGAGAAGACGTTAAAAAACTCCAAACAAAATTAGGGACTACTGCAGATGGAAGTTTTGGTCCTGGTACAGAAAAACTAGTTAAAGAATGGCAAGCGGCTAACGGACTAACTGCTGACGGTATCGTTGGTGATGGAACTTGGGGTAAAATGTTTGGAGCTACTGAACAACCTGCTCAAGTGATAAAAGAAGATGTTGTTATCCCAACAAGTTCAGAATTTAAATTACAAAATTTAAAAGGTCATATTCCTGACGCTGTAATTGCTCAAATTCCTGACACTGCTAAGAAGTTCAACATCACTAACCCATTAAGATTGGCTCATTTCTTGGCTCAGTGTGGTCACGAATCAGGTGGATTTAAATCAGTATCTGAAAACCTTAACTATTCTGCGGATGGACTTAAAAAAATCTTTGGTAAGTATTTCCCTGGTAATCTAAATGAATCATATGCAAGACAACCTGAAAAGATTGCGTCTCGTGTTTATGGTGGAAGAATGGGAAATGGTGATGAGTCAACAGGTGAAGGATTCAAATTTCGCGGCAGAGGATATATCCAATTGACTGGGAAACAAAACTATACAAACTTTGCAAAATTCATTGGTGAAGATACAGTTGCAAATCCTGATTTAGTGGCTACCAAATATCCATTGGCATCTGCAGCATTCTTCTTTGATTCAAATAAACTTTGGTCTATTTGTGATAAAGGGTCTGATGACGCTACTGTAACTGCAGTAACTAAAAGAGTTAACGGTGGAACTATCGGGTTACCTGATAGAATTAAACACTTTAAAGAATATTATAACCTACTTAAATAATGAAAGATGTTTTAAGTAAATATTGGTCTCAAATCCTGTTAGGGGTTATTGTGATTTGTATGGGTATATATGTAGGTATTTTATTAAATCGTGAACCTATTACTGTTACGATTGAAGATGGTACGAAGATTAATGCACTGCGTTCACAAGTTGATAGTTTGAATAAACAAATGAAAGATTTAAGAATTGCCTACGATAATAAACAGGGTAAAGTTATTACCAAAATAAAATACATTAAAGAAGAAAATGCTAAAGAAATTAGTAATCTTGGTAAGCTTAATCTTGCTCAACGTGACAGCGTTTGGTCAAGTATTGAAGCCTATTAGAATAGTATATGAAGGTGACACAGGAGTGTTCTTCAGTAAATCACAAGAGTTATTGTTATTAACAATTATCAAAACTGAAAAGGCTCAGAAGAAAGAGATTGAACAGTTATACATCTATAAAGATAATTGTGATGAACAGTTAAAGAATGAACAGGACGCTAATGTCTACCTGAATGTATTATTTACACAAATGGAATCTGAAGCAAATCGTCTTAAAGAAAAATACAACAATGAGTTGATTGAGCACTCAAAGACGAAAGAAAAGTTAGAAATCCAAACCGACAGAAAAAAGAAATGGAGAGGTGTTGCAATTGGTTCCTTGGTTGTTAATTTTGGACTATTATATTTGATTCTTCATTGATATTTTAGTTCTTATTTCTTATTAATTGTTTTATGAAAATTCTTATTACAGGTGGACTCGGTTTTATCGGGTCCAACTTTTTTAATTACATGAGGGAAAAGTATCCCGATTATGAGATGTTAATATTAGATTCTGAGACCTATGCATCAAATAGAAAAAACATTAATAATTTATCAGGATGTCGTTATGTAAAATTTGACATTATAGAAAGAGAACGTTTGTTTGAATTGTTTGACAATTATAAATTTGAATATGTAATCCACTTCGCAGCAGAATCACATGTTGACAACTCAATTTTAAACCCATTAAAATTTGTCCAAAGTAATATTGTTGGAACTATTAATTTATTGGACGCTTCGGTGAAATACGGAGTTAAACTTTTTTATCACATATCAACAGATGAAGTTTTTGGTCAATTGGGTCCTACAGGTTCATTTAATGAAAACACTCCATATGACCCTAGAAGTCCATACTCAGCATCAAAGGCATCTGCTGACCATTTTGTGAGGGCTTATCATCATACTTATAACTTACCTGTTGTCATATCAAATTGTTCTAATAATTATGGACCTAACCAACATGATGAGAAGTTTATACCTACGGTCATAAAGAAAGTATTGAAAAGTGAGAAAATACCAGTTTACGGTAATGGTTTAAATATTAGAGATTGGTTATATGTTAATGACCATGTTGAGGCAATTGACGCGGTATTTCATGGTGGGAAGATTGGTGAGACATATTGTATTGGTGGTGGATATGAAATAACGAATATCAGATTGGCTAAAATCATATGTGATAAAATTGACTATATTAAAGATTGGGACAGAGATTCAAAAGAACTTATTGAATTTGTAGAGGATAGAAAAGGTCACGACCATAGGTATTCTATTGATAACAGTAAAATTAATAAAACACTTGCTTGGGAACCAAAAACAAGTTTTGATGAGGGTATTGAAAAAACTATCAAATATTATCTAAATAAATTTGGAAGTTGATGATTGTTTTATTACTTTTGTCCTATGAATAACAGAACAGTAATAATCACAAGTAAAGAATTCGGACAAATTTTGAGTCAAACATTCACTGACGCTACTCAGTTGAAAATGTTTTTAAACATGATTCACGTTTCTTTAGTTAATAAAGAAGAGTTCTCAATATTCAATGGTGTTGACCAACTAACACACATTCCTTATGAGATATTGAAGAATTGTTTAGTTTTCACTAAAGAGAATCAAATCTCTTTTACTGAAATCGTTAAAAGTAAAATTTAATAATCTTTGTTTAAAACAAAGTGGTGGACGACTTATCCAAAGTCGGGCTCTTAAAAAGGTGGGAAACCACCTTTTTTGTATTTGATTATATTTATAGGTATGAAAAAAATTATAATTAAAGAGTCACAACTAAATCAAATTAAAAATCTTTTGACTGAGGATAAGGATAAAGATAAGGGCTCAGTTAAAGACAAACTTTTTATAATATCTACTTTGGCTCATGAGATGTTTGAATCATTAGAAAATGAGGATGAAATGGAAGATTGGATAAAAAGTAAAATTTCACAGTGTGAGCAAGATATAATTAATGTAATTGAATCATATTTTCACAACGAAACTAAAAGTTCACCTGATATTGAAGAGAAGTTAAAAGATTTGGTAATAGGTAAATAAATTTGACAAAAATTTATTTTATTACTAAATTTAAAGTATGCGTTATTTAAAGACATTTCTGAACATACTTTTTTTTGTTTTTTTACCTTATTATTTTGAAATTTGTTTTCCTTGGTTTGAAGATTTCAGACCTAATAATTTATTTTATATATGGATGTTTGGATTTGTTAGATTAGAAATTTTATTTCTAATTTTATTTTTTATCTATAATTTAATTAAAGTATTAAGCGAAAATAAACATGACTATGAATAATAAATTTAATATTGCGGTTATTGCTCACGATAACAAGAAGGCTGATATGGTGGCCTTTATTATGAAGAGATTGGATTTCTTCAAACGTAGGGCTAACATTTACGCAACAGGAACGACAGGTAAACATATTGAGTTTGCTGGTGTTAAAGTTAATAGGTTACAATCAGGACCTATGGGTGGTGATGCTCAGATTGCTGCCAAGATTGTTGATAAAGATATTGATTATGTAATCTTCTTTATTGACCCATTATCATCACATCCCCACGAGGTGGATGTTCAGATGGTGTTAAGAATATGTAATGTAACTGACACACCAATTGCCACAAATTACTCAATGGCAAGTATGATGATAAATTATTTGGAGAGTGAGGAAGTTTAATGTATCTTTGTAAAAAATATAATATATGAAAAAAGTTTTTAATTGGATTTGGTTGGTGTTGTATTCGTTACTACCAATCTATTTTATGGTAATATTGTTAGTTGATGTGTTCAGTGATTACAAAATAACTGAATTAGTTGATTATAATTGGTGGTTATTCTTTTTCGCATTTGAGATTTGGTTTGTGAATGTGGGTATGAGAAGAATTGATGAAGCGTTTGAAAAAATAAAGGGGGAATAAGATGAAGATTTATTTAGATGATGTTCGCACACCAATGGATAAGGACTGGATGGTTGTTAGAAACTACCACGAGTTTGTGAATTTGGTTCAGAAGGTTGGAATTAAGAATATTGCAACCATTTCTTTGGACCACGACTTGGGTGATAGTGCAATGAATGAGTACTTCAACAACGTTGCTCCAAACTTTAAATTGGATTATGGAAATATCAATGAGAAGACTGGATACGATGCTGCTAAGTTCTTGGTTGATGAGTTTTACACTCAATACCCTGAAAGATTGGTGATGAATCATTTTGATAAAAAGAAAGAACCGATAATGTTTCCAATTGTTTTGGTTCATTCAGCTAACCCTATTGGTTCTGCAAATATGATGGGTTACATCAATAACTTCTTGATGAATGAATCTAAACCACAAACTTGTGTTAGACACTCAATACCGCACACCGTATGACAAGTAGAATTGTAATTGATGTTGAATTGACGATTAACCAAAGAATTGAAATCATTGAAAAGATTGACCAACACTTTGACATTCTTGATTTCGGAATTAATTCTAATTTTAATAAGGACACACAGGATGAAGATTTACATAAGACAATTGACAATCTTTATCCTGGTGTCCCAAGAAAGGTAACTGCTTATTACATAATTTAAAACAAAATAATATGCCAAATTTCACAGCTTATAATGTTGATGTTGATTTAGATATTGATGTTGACGAGTTTTTATCTAACTGTTCAAAAAGAGAAATTAAGGAAGTGATTACTGCTCTTATTGAAGACGGACACCTTGCAAAACACCCATTACAGCCTTGGAATGAAGATAAGATAAGTCCGATGGAAGAAGAGTTCATAGGTAAATTACACACCATTTCAACCAAGTATTACTCAATGACAGATGAGGAACTTGAAATGATTAATAACCTTTATAACAAATACCGATAATATGTTAACTAAGTTACTTTATTTTTTATTTGTTATGTTTTTATTGGCGGTTTCAAGTATTTTATTCATTTTGATTGGAGAATATTTTGCCGGTAAGTTTAAAAGTAGTAGATTTACAAAGTGGTGGAGAAGAAACGTAATAACCCAAATGCCTGAAAATTATGAAGATTAAAGTAACATTAATGTCTGATACTCACACAAAGGAAAGAAATGTCCTTGTAAGTGGTGGTGACTTGATTTTGCATAGCGGTGACGTTATGAATTCAGGTTACGATTGGGAAGATTTGTATGACTTCTTAAATTGGTTCAGTGAGTTACCATATAAGATGAAGGTATTCATTCCTGGTAATCACGACAGATACATTGAGGACAAACCATTTGACGCTTGGAAAATGATTCGTGAATTTAACGACAAAGGTGTTATTTGTTTGATTGATGATTTCGTTGAGTTTGAGGGATTGAAAATCTATGGTAGTCCTTGGCAACCTGAGTTCTACAATTGGGCATTCAACTTACCACGAAACGGATGGGAGATTGAACAAAAGTGGAAAGATATTCCTGATGATACCGACATCTTGTTAACACACGGACCGGCTTGGGGTATCTTGGATACAGTTGTTAATCGTCGTGATTTTAATCTTGGATGTGAGATGCTTACAAAACGATTGGAAACATTGCATCCTTTGATTCACAACTGTGGACATATCCATTCAGGTTATGGTTATGTTGAGAAGAACGGAACACACTTCTTCAACTCATCTGTGTTGGATGAACGTTATTCTCACAGCCAAAAACCTTTTGACATTACAATTGATTTGGAAACTAAACAAATAGATATAATATGAAAAAATCAAATTTTTATGTAGTACTGTTATTTACATTACTAACAATTATGGCGACGATGGTGTCTTGTACAGACGCAACAATGAGTAAGATGGGTGGTTATGGAGACACCTTTACGGTTAAGGTTCTTGGACCTGACACCATGATTACCTACCACTCAACAGGTAAAGTGATTAGTGAAGAAAACTCTGATGGGTATTATTTTACAAATCGTGAGACTGGAAAGTTGATTGAAGTGAGTGGAAACATTATTATTGAACAAGAATAATGTTGGCACTTGGATGTTTACTGATAGGGATATGGACAGGTATGTTCATATCCTTTTTAATAACTAAACCTTTTTATAATAAAGAAAAATGAGCGGACATAGTATGAAAGTATTGGAGCAATACCTCCATGAAAAAAAACAACAAGCTGAAAGATTAAGGGATAATACATCTCAAAAAGATTACTTTAATGGGCAGGTTGAAATTATTGATGAGATATTAAGAGAAATGAAAGAAAAACCGACACCTTTTAATCCTTGGTTGATGCCATTTTAAAAATTTGATTTATCTTTGTCCCATGATTGACAATATTGAATTAATAAAACCATTACTGAACTTTGAAAACGAGGGGGACTTCTATATGCTCTATGTTTTCAAACGAAAGAAGGACCAACCTGAAGGTGAGAGGGACAATCACCAGTCAGTTCGCACCATCAAAACTTATTGTGTTAATAGTGTTGGATATTTGGAGAAACGATATGATGAGATTAAACAACTTTGTGAGATGTTTAAAGCTCGTGCATATATCCATGTTCAGAAACAAAACCATAAGGATGTCTCTTTGGAGATGATGATATCTTTGGCTGAAAGAATTCGTAATGGACAGAACATTCAGAAAGGTTTATTTGATTCAGTTGTTGGGCAGATTAAAACTTATGAGAAGAGGTGGATTGTAGATGTTGATAGTAAGGATAACAAAGAGTTATTAAATGTTAAACTTGCAATTGATAGTTGTGCTCCTTTTGGGAAGGATAAAATCATAAGTGAAATCCCAACCAAAAATGGTTATCATATTATCACTGAAAGATTTGATGTGATGGAGTTTGGCAAACATTACCCTGATGTTGATATTCAGAAAAAAAATCCAACTTTGTTATTTTTACCTGAAAGTTTAAGTTAAATTTATTATCTTTGTCAAATGGAAAGAAAATTAGCAACTATTAGAAGGATTGCCGACATCTCACCGATTGAGGGGGCAGATAAGATTGAACTCGTTACCGTTGATGGATGGAAAGTTGTTGTTGCAAAAGATGTTGGACACAAAGTTGGCAACTTGGTGGTTTATTGTGAGATTGACTCATTTTTACCAATTAAAGATGAGTTTGAGTTCTTGCGTAAATCTTCATATAAGAAAATGGTTGACGGGACAGAAGGGTTCCGATTGAAAACAATCAAATTGAGAGGACAGGTGTCACAGGGTTTAATTCTACCCATCAATGTTCTTCCTATCACCCAATTTGCTTCTGGACATAATTTACCTGAAGGAATGGATGTAACAGAAATGTTGGGTATTGTTAAATACGAACCACCAATTCCTGCTGAACTTGCGGGTAAGGTTAAAGGAATGTTCCCATCGTTTTTACATAAGACAGATGAGGAGAGAGTTCAAAATCTTACATCTGAGTATGAGGAATGGAAAATCCAATCTAAACATCAATTTTATGTGACTGAGAAGTTGGATGGTTCATCTGCAACATTCTATGTTAATGATGGGGTATTTGGTGTATGTTCTCGTAACCTTGAACTATTGGAAACTGAAGGTAATACTTTTTGGAAAGTTGCTCGTGAGTTAGATTTGGAGAATAAAATGAAATCAGTTGGACGAAACATTTGTTTCCAAGGGGAGTTAATCGGGGAAGGAATTCAGGGGAATCCATATAAAATAAAAGGTCAAACCGTTAAGTTCTACACAGGATTTGACATTGACAAACAAATAAGAATTTCCTTTGTTAATTTTGTTGTAATGTTACAAGAAATGGATTTAGGATATGTACCAGTGTTAAATCAGGGATTTGGATTCCAATTACCTGAAACTGTTGGGGATATGTTGAACTACGCTGAAGGTAAATCAGCATTAAATTCGGACACTGAAAGAGAGGGAGTTGTAGTTCGTTCTATGGATGGAACGATTTCATTCAAAGCAATCTCAAATAAATTTTTAATTAACGAAAAATAGTCGTATCTTTGTCAAATGAATAAAGTTCTAAATAGATATTTTGAGGAAGGGTTGGTGTATAAACAAGTACACCCAACTTTTCCTTTGACTATATGGAACTATACTGAAACCGTTCAATACGAAGATAAATGGGACGATGTTACCCTACAAACTCGTGGACTAGTGACTGATGGAAATGGGAAGGTTGTTGCCCGACCATTCAGAAAGTTCTTCAATATGGAGGAAGGTAAACACACTGCAACTCCTGAGTTTGATGTCTACGATAAGATGGATGGTTCTTTGGGTATATTATTCAATTACGAAGGTGAATGGGTAATGGCGACTCGTGGTTCCTTTACTTCTGACCAAGCGGTTAAAGGGTTTGAGATGTTACAGAAGTATGATTATCAAAAACTACATAAGGACTACACTTACTTGTTTGAAATAATATATGATGAGAATCGTATAGTTGTGAAATACCCATACGAAGATTTGGTATTGCTCGGAATGATAAACACTGAAACTGGATATGAGGTTGATTTGTATGGTGAGGGAGTTGATGTTAGATTGAAGAACTTAATAAACAATCTTGGTTTCAAAGTCGTTAAGAAGTATGACGGTATAAACGATTACTCTGTCTTAAAAGAAATGATAAAGGACGATGAGGAAGGGTTTGTTGTTCGTTTCTCTAATGGTGATAGAATGAAAGTTAAGGGTGAGGAGTATCTTCGTCTTCATAAGATAATGACTAATGTTTCTACCACTGCGGTATGGGAAATGTTGAGTGAGGGTCAGGATGTGTTGGAATTATTGAAAGATGTTCCTGACGAGTTCTACAAAAAGATAAGGATGTATGTTGCGGATTTAAGATACAACCACTATCGTTATGGTGAATATGCTGGTAAAATACACGACTATTTCCGGTATGGTAAGTATGGCGATAGAGACCCTGAACCATCAAAGAAAGAGTTTGCATTACATTTGGATGAATGTAAGACCCACCCAAAGATAAAGACATTATGTTTTTTGATATGGGATGGAAAGAGTACTGATAAAGTAATATGGAATTATTTAAAACCTGAATATAAAAAATTATGAATGAAAAGAATTTTTGGGCAAATTTTGTCGTTGGAACCGCAATAGCATTGTTTACAATGTGTATAATTGCAATCGTGATAAAAGATAGTGGTAAAGGTGCTACCTATGTTGGTAGAGAAAAACATGTGGTAACCAGTGTTAAACGACACATACCAAGAAGTGTTCAAGAGGAAATGAATCTGTATTACGATGTTACCATTGATGATACGACAACATTCAAAACTCTGAAGAACTATTCAGTTGGTGATACAGTATATTATGAAATCTATAAAATAAATAAGTGATGGAAGTAAGTATGGACGGACTAAGAAACCACTTGTTAAGAAGTTATAACTCTTTGGTTTCTAAATTAAATCGCCGAATTGATGGTGATGATATCGTTGATTTGGAGATTTACGATATTGAAAAAGAACTTGAAGGTATTAGAAATTGTGTTGTCACACTTGCCTTTACATCAATGGAAGGAGAAGGTGGATGGAAAGCAATGGATGAGAATACCTACTTTGAACAATTTAATCCTGAGGAAGATTTGGAAGAAGAATAATTTTATTGTATATTAGCACAATGAAAGCAAAATTAGAATTTGATTTAGATGACTTTGATGACAGAATGGCTCACATGTGTTGTGTTAAAGCTTCCGATATGGCTTCCATTTTATTTGAAATGAGTACTAATGCTCGTAAAAGAATAACTATGGGTTCAGAATATGGAGAAGAATACTATAAAGGAGTTGACGATGTCTTCAATAAGTTGAGAGAATTAATGGATAAACATAATATTGACATAGACGAATTAATACGATGAAAACAAATTTTACAAATACATTTTTTGAAAGCTTTGAAAGAATGATAAACCGACAAAGATGGTATTGGAAAACCTACGATTTATTTAGGTATGACCTCCCAAACTTTTTCCGTAATCTTTGGTTGTTCCGTAAAAACTTATGGAACCACACTTGGTATAACGGAGATGGTTCTATATTGCCTTGGGTGAAAACTGCGGTTGATGATATGGCGTGGAAAATTGAAACTCGCGGACACGAGGTGGATGAAAGTCGTATGAAGAAAGTTGCAAAGATGAAACGACTATCATATCTTATTGATGTTTGTGTTCACGATACATTCATTGAAGAAGCCGAAAAGGAATTGGGTATTGAAATGATTTTACATCCTTGGGAGTTCGTGCCGGCAGAAGGACATGAAGGTTCATATGAGTTATTAGATAAAGATACTCCCGAAGAAAAAGAACATAATCATAAAATCTTGGAAAGGTCCCACCAAATTCAAAAAGAATATTGGGAAGAACTTTGTTACATCATCAAGGGACCTGACTATGACTTAATTAGAGAGACAGGTGAAGATTTTTATGAAAAACTTGATGGAACTGATATTAGAAGTTGGTGGGATTAAAAAAATATTAATATATTCGCCGTATGATTTTAAGAATTGAAAAAGATATAAAGGGAGTATTCCCAAACATTTGGATATGTTCTGACCCTCACTACAATCACAAAAACATTTGTAGAGGGACAACAAATTGGAGAACAACAGATAATGAAATTCCTGTTGACCAAACTCGTGACTTCCCAACACTTGAAAGGATGAACGAGTCAATCTTAAATGGCATTAACTGGAATGTGGGTCAGGATGATGTGTTGATTTGTCTTGGTGACTGGTCATTTGGTGGATTTGAGTTTATCAAACAATTCCGTGATAGAATTGTATGTAAGAACGTTCACTTGGTACTTGGGAACCACGACCATCACATTGAAAGAAACAGGGAGAATATTAAATCAATATTCAGTTCCGTTTCAGAATATCTACGAATTGTTGTGATGGAACCTGTGAAGAAAAACGAAGCAATGAGTCACGAGTTCGTATGTATGCACTACCCAATCCAAAGTTGGGATGGATTGAACAAAGGAATTATTCACCTTCACGGACACGTTCACTTACCAAACGAAAGAAAGTTCGGTAAAGGAAAGAAAATGGATGTTGGATTTGATGGACACCCTGAGTTTCGTCCTTATAATTTGTTAAGGGAGATTGTCCCAATAATGAATAAAAGAGAGATGTTGTCAGATATGCCAAACGACCATCATCTTGAAAGATTGTTAAATGCTGATAAATAATATGATTGAAAAACTGATTAAAAACAGAACTCCATATCTCGGTAAGATGATATTGAAGTTTGAGAAACACCCACACTATTCAAGTAGTCAGGATGGTAAATTAAATAAAGTTCACCTTAATTTAGGGTTCACCAAATTGGTTTCTAGGTTCATACCTAAACAGGTTATGGAAGGACACTCAAATGTTGACCCTGAAAAAGTTAAGTTGATTGAGAAATACACTGATGGTGTTATT